CATGAACGCTCTGATCGGATCAACCAAATATCTCTTGCCATTATGAAAACGACCAGCATGATAAGGAACAGCACCCATCTCAATCTTGAGAACAACACGAACAAAGCAAGCTCTCGCAGCATAAGCATGAGGATCCAGATTCAAAATCCAACCGTGTACATCGTCACCTTTCTCAACAATATAGCAAGAGTCGGCATGTCTGTACTTACAGCAAACTGAGAGCAGCTCCATGATGTCATTGCGAATGAGAGTGAATGGATCGCCAGAGCCCAAGTTGAAAGATACCAGACCAGAGACAGCAGCCTCATCACGACTTTTGATTTTGTAGCATGATGACCAAAGAAGATAGAGATCACAATCCTCATCGCAAACACCTGCGTCTTTGAGGGCGAGAAGGAATTGCATGAGCATTTCACAAGTGTGACTGCTATCTTGTTTTGAGACGTCGGCTTGCAGATTCAGCGGTCCAGTAAATGCATCAACCAGACCAAGTTTCTGAATTTTCTTGCTCAACTGATCGTCGGTCATACCATAATCAAGAATGATGCCGGGTCGCAAAAGTCGGGACAAATTGAAATAGGCCTTCTGCTGAGTTTTTGCGAAACGAAGATTGAAGACCTTCTGATTAGCCAAGATGCTCTGACCATAAGGCAAAGTCGCAGCGAAAGAAGCGACAGGTTTCGCCTTGGATTGAGTCTTAAACTCAGCATCAACCCCCAAACTCCTAGCGGTTTCACCAAATGGTTCAGACTGTTCCAACATCTTCACAGCCCCGGCGAGCCTTTCAGCCAACCAATTATAAGAAGCATCGATGTCAGGGACGATGACAGCATCCTTGTCGTAATAGCACTCTTTGAACCTTTCATGGTACTCAGAAGCATGCCTGATGTGCCTGTGCGTGATGCGAGATAATTTGGAAGTACCCAGATTGCGATCAAACAAGTTCTTACAAGAATCAAAAGAAGACTTGTTCTGGTGTATGGCAGCCATTAGATTGGCATTCTCAATGTCAGATCGAACAACATCAGGCTGCAAAGGTGGGGGAGGTCTCGAAAACTTGGCAGGATAAATGGGCGCGAGCATGTCGAGATCTATCTCATCGGGACTGGGCAAAGAGAACTGAGTCTTGGACTGAACAATACCGTGAATGTCAACAGGTTCCTCTATTAGCTTGGTTGCAGCAGGATCGTACTCATCGCATTCCTGAATTGTTATAGGGCAGTCAGTGGGGAGAGCATCACTGACGATCGCACGCAACTGATCCAAGGCGCTTTCAACTTTACCTGCTGGATGATGCCCGAAAAGCAAGTCTGAGGCATTTTGAGCAAGAAGATGCCGCCCGTTCAAAACTTCAGCCTTCACAAGTTTGAACCGACAGATAATCGCATGATGGGCGGCAGGGCATTCTACGACCATATACTGAGTGTGACGTGTATATGCAACAGACCTTCTGTTGGGTTGCAAAGTCATCCACTCAAGAGATGTGGCGGAACTAGCCTGGTAGAAGGAAGTCGTCTGAGGTCTAATGCCTTGAGCTTGGCCAATGGAAACGTTGAAGCGAGACGGCGCTTTGGAGTCTTGGAACATGCATAACATGAGATTGGCTTTAGGCGCAGGTGCATTGATGAAGTACACTGAGATAGCTCTAGCGCCAGTCGTGTCATACTCGTCGCCCAAGTTATTCTCAGCGGCAAAGATAGCGTGTGCATCCCTGGGCATACCCAAACTCGTTTGTAGATGAAGCCGGCGTTTGAACAACTGATGGTCATTCTGAATGGCGGAAGACTCCCTCTGGAACCGATCACCAACGAAGATGACACGGCTCACGCCAAGGCCGATTGCAACAGACATAATAAGACGAATTTCGGGATAAGTGAAGTTGAAAACCTCGTCAATGACCAGGACAGACGCGTCGAAGTTCTTTATTACAGGGATGCCATGGCGAGCAACACAGCGAGAAACAATTCCCATTTTCTTGCAAGCTTCTATCCACTCCTCTTTAAGAGCATGAGATGGAACAACAACGACAGCTTTGAGCTTCTCTCGAGCGAGATACTCACGCACTAACGAACTCTTTGCGGACATGGCAGGCCCTTCAACGGTAACAGTCCTTACGGCCTTGGGCATAACAGCCAGGGCAGCGTCGACCAAGGTTTTGAACTTCTTGGCAAGAGCAGCCTCATTGGTAAAGTGCTCATTGAACAGACGTTGCA